GTCGATCAGCAGACCGGGTTCGCCTCGAGTTAGTGGTGCTTCCAAAGAGGCGCGCACAGCTTCCAGACGAGGCTGGATGCGGTTGGTCCCGATCCGCTGGGGCCGAATGAAAAAACCCGCCGCTTTGCCGACCATGAGGTTCCAGGTCGCGTTTTCATCCGCCGCCTGGGACGCGCCGTGCTCACCGGCCATGTCGCCCCAGCCCGCTTCGACGCGGTAACCATTGAACCGGGTGCCTTCCAATAGATCTGCCAGCCGGCCCCCGAACACGGCCGCCATCAGACGTTCTTCGGGAAAGTGCATTTCGGCATAGATGCGCCAGCGAAACGCTTCGTCGCACTGCGCGATGACGGCCGCCCCCTTAAAGCCCTGATCGAGGCCGATACGCAGTGGCAAACCATGGATTAGCGGCAGCGGCGTATCGCTGACATGGACGCGCTGATTGAACTCACGCTTCCAGACCGGATCGCCGACGCGCAGATAGGTGACCTTGTTGTAAACCAGCCGATCGACCATATCGCCGCGCCCGGCAAGCCGCTGGGTCGCGATCTGCCGCTGGTAGTAGGTTGGTGACAGGTTCTGCATGTTCTCGCAGCCGTCCTGACCGTAGCCGGGCTGGTTGAAGAACAGGATCTGGATCTGCTTTGCGCCCTCGGGCAGATCGCTGGCGAGCGCATCCAGCAGCAGCTTGCGTTTTTCTTCGTCGTGGAAAACCTCGAACGTCCAGTTGTCTTCGTCGGGGGCGTTGAAGTCGCCGACAATCTGGCCATACCCGCGCAGATGGACGGGCAGACCTTCAAAATGCTGGCGCGCAGGCCAGCGATCGATCCGCCCGATGCCCACCGTCAGGATTTCGACCGGCATCGTATCGCTTTCGTTCAACACGATGTCCGTGGTCTGAACGCCGCGCATCGATGCTACGATGTCATCACCAAACGCCATGAACTCAGCGACGAACTCGATCGGTCCGTGGTCGTCTTCGAAGTGGATGATGTGCGTCACGGGATCCCCGCGGCCGCCAGACCATTTGCCCATCTCTTTGGGGAAGGTCTCAAGATACGACGGGATCGAGGTCGACCACAGTTGACGGTAGGTTTCGCGGATGAACAGCACCTTGTAGCGTCGCACACCATCGACGGAGGAACGTGGCATCTCGATTGCCCGACGCAGCCGCGATTTCATCAGTGTCGTGGTCTTACCAGATCCGACAGGCCCCTGGATGCCGCAGACGTCAGCGTTGGACCAATAAAAGGCTTCGGCTATAGGCCCCGGAAAAGTAACCGCGTCGACATCTGGCAGGTTGCCAGTGGCGAAATCGCCCTCTAGGCTGTCAATTGCCTCTTTCGCCGCTTGCCCTGTCAGGGCAGCAAATTCTTCATCTGTAAGTTCACGCTTTGCGCCCGATTGAGGTCCTTTCCCCCCTGACCCTTCATGGGCTGGAGAGAGCACTACCCCCCCACCCCATTGGTCATCTCCAAATTTCGCGATCATTCTGAACCCTCCTGCATGGCCAAAAGGCAGAATGGGGTCGGAATGACGGGGATAGAGAAACCGCGCGCGCAGGCCCCCCGGGGGGTCGAGGCCGATCGAGCGATGCGCGGGGACCAGACAAAAACTGTCGAACACGACTGATTTCCAATCAGTGTGACGGTGGGCATTTTGCCTATGTTTTTCAATCGCTTAGTCATTCCGTCCGACTTCCCTTGTCCGACTTGGATTTTTCCTTATCGCTAACGTCTTGATTTTGCTCGTTTTCATAGGCGACATCCGCAGGCACCATCCGACCGCTGCGCGACCCGCTCACGACGCGGGCATTGTCGCCCGGCTGGCCAGCCGCTGGGGCCGATGGCACGTTGACGTAGACCGACTGCTGCACGCTGACGTCCGGTGTCGCCTTCGGCGCGCCGTAAGGCAGCAAGGCATCCGCTGCCCGCAGCTGGATCGTGTAGATCTGCATGAACACGGCCAGCCGCTGGCCACCGGACGGCACCGCAGGCTTTGTGCCGCCGCCTTTGACCTTTGTGGTGGCACCGTCATATGCCCAAGCCAGCACCATCTCGGTGCGCTCTAGGGCAGCCATCATCGCATCGCCACCGTTGGCCAGCCCAGCCATCTGCGCCAGAACATCCTCGGGCATGGCGTAGCCCTTGGCCGCCAGCCAATCGCGCATCTGGTTGTTAACCTTGCCCTTGGCACCCTTCGGACGCCCAGGTGCCTTGTCCTCGACCACATCCACCACGCTGCCGGCCTCATCAGGCAGGAAGGTCAGCTGCTGACCCGCGTCGTGCATCTTGCGCAGACGCACAGCCGCATCCGCAGCCATCACTTCGAAGGTATTTTTCGCTTTAGCCACGCTCAAAACCCCCTTTTTTATTGATTTCCAAGGGGTTAGCGACAGCCCACAACGGTAGGCACAACGCTTTTTGGCACTTTAGACCTAGCGTTGTGGGGTCTGTTGTGGCCTTTTCTTTATATCTTTCAATGACATAAGATAGAGACACAACGGTACAACGGAAAAAACGGCATGCCCTCACGCGCGCGCATGCGCATGTGCACACATGTGTGTATGTCTGGATTTTCCGTTGTAGCGTTGTGGGCAGCGAGTAAGCCCATGTTTTGATTGCGTTTTTGCCCACAACAAAGGGCACAACGCTGGCACTTCCGTTTTGTGCGCCGTTGTGCCCCTGACCCATGGCCGCAGGCACCTCTCGCGTGGTAATAATGGCATCCAAACGGGTCGGGGTGAAGCGGAAACAATCGCCGCAGATCAATGGGTTGAATGTCGCTCTCATCATATCAGCCAAAATCGTCTACATCATTGGGGAGAGGTTTGCCGTGGGGCGCTTGTGCACCGTCCACAACAGTGGCGTTGCGGTCGCGGTCCATCGGAAAGCCGGTGAGACCGGGGATCGACTTTACGGGCATCAGGTAGCCGCGCGAGCGTATCCCGGCCAAGGTCAGGGGGTTGGGGGTCGGTGTGGCTCCTGGTACGCGCGATGCTGACTGCTTCCAGACGCCTCCCGCCCAGTCAGAGTTTCTGAACAGTTCCTTCAGCTGTTGGATCTGCTGGTTCGCGATGAACACGTTGGCATTTTCACCTGACCCCTGAACTCGAAGACCGACGTTGGCCAACATGCTGTTGGCCTTCTCGCTGGCCCGCGTCATGGCAACGTCGCCGTCATCCTCGCCCATGCTGCTGCGCAACCCGTCAGGTGCGCCAGGTAGTTTGGCGGCGGTCATGACCCATTGGGCGATATTGTACTGCTGACCGCGCCGGAACGGATCATATTGCTGGCCCATGAGATGCAAGAGCATCGCATCTGCATCGTTTACAGTTTCTTCGCGATCTGCGTTCGCCATGAAAGCGATCTTGGCCGCCCAATTGGCCATCACATCCTCGGTTGCAATATCCTCTTGGCTGCACATGTCAGCCATCGCGAGCACTGTGCCCCAGTTATCAGCATCGCGGCCGGTGACACCGGCGAGCTCAAGCGCGTGACGCCATGCCGCCATACGCTCCGCCCAAGTAGGCCAGCGCTCGATCAGCATCCGCTTTAGACGGGCACCACGTGCCCGCCACGTGCGTGCCTGCATATTCAGCTTAGCTGTCCCAGCCTTCAGGGGACGTAGCTCAAGACGGATCAGACGCTGGACATCCTGCGTTTTCATCACGCCGGGTATCAGGATCGAGCTGAAGAAGAACGCCGAGTATACCTTACCACCAACACCGGTCTGGTCTGCAGATCCCCGGAACCATTCGCCGCCTGATGCTGCGACCCTCGCCAGGGCAATAATGTCCCGTTCCTTTGTTGAGCGTTCATCGCCGGGTTCAAGCTCATCGACAGCGACGGGCAAGCTGGATTGGCCGAGCTTGCTGGTGATACCAGATTTGGTGACGTCCGTGGTTTGAACGATGCCGTCGTCACCATGCAGGAATTTCATCATCTTCTGCAGCTCGGACTTGCCCGATCCGGCTGGAGCCACAAGCCAGAAGGTAGGTCGCCAGTCCAGCGCCCCTCCCATCATCTGTACACCGACCATGCCAAGCGTGATGAACGGGTGAACATCTGGTGCGGCCCAGTTCCAGGTCTCGATCGTACGCAGGATCTCTGGCACGGGATCGGTGGGTGTGGTGCTGTCATCGGGGTGCGGGATCGGCGGATATGCCGGATAGATTTTCTTACCGATCCTCCCCGGCCGCTGTGGTTCTCCGCCGACCAGTACACTGTCGCCCATGTGATAAATCAGCTGGCCGTCGTCATCAGTCCAAGCTCCGACGCCACGCACAGCATTGTCCGGATTGAACACCCCGCATTCTGACGCGGCCGCGTACATTTCCCAAGCGGCTGCAGCCTGGTCAAAGGCGCGCGGTTTCCGGATAAATCCACCGTCCTTGCTCTCTTTCCACTGAGGAAAATTATAAGAGAGCCGCTCGTTCATGTGACCGAACAGCGACAGCACAGTTTCGCGATCGTGCTTTGTGATCGCCCTTAGCTGCCCATTAACATCGAGGTAATAGGCGTGCCCACCGCGGATCCCCAAAGGCGTGACCGGACAGTCATCAAAGATTTCCATGCGCTTGCGGCCACGCCCGCCCGCTCTGCTGCCGCCTGAAGATCCGGATGAACCTTTTTCATCTCCGCTAGGGCGGCTAGGAGCTTTTCTTGATGTTGGTTTTGGTGCGTCGGTGTCATCGCTTGCCTTTCTCGGGGCCTCCGGCGCGTTATCCAGCGCCTCTCGCAAATCTTCACGGGTCGGGTTATCAGCGCTTTTTTGGCTGTAGTCTGGCAGCCAGTCGTCGTTTGAGTGTGCCTGAGTTTCGCTCATTATAGGTTTGCCTCCATATCGGTGGCGATCGAGGCAACGCGATCACAAAATTTACGTCTGCGCGCGCTTCCCTTCGAACCATATGGTCCGGGCAGAACGTCGCGTGCCAGCCTGCAAGCCTTGTCGACAATAGCTTGACCTGAATGGAAAAACTGACGATCGAGCGGATCCTTCAAATCGGAGTTTGGAACTACCAATCCGAATTGATCGATGCCTACCCAGCTGCCGGCACCAAACGCCACCCCATAGGAATGATTGCGGTTTTCCGTTCTAAAATTCACGATACCTGCCCCGCTTTTCGAGCGAGACGCAGATCTGCTTGATCGGCACGCGCGGTTAGCCTTGCAGCAACTTCGCGCGCCAACTGCGCCGACATCGAGGCCGAAGCAAAATCATCGCCATCGATGTCCTGCAAAACGATGTGTACCTGCTGGCATGGGCAGTTTGGCGGGCATTCCTGAACAGCGATATGGAAAGCTTGAATTACGCTCTGCTGATCCAGATCGAATGGCTTAGAGTTCGACCCTGTCATGCTAGGTCACCCTCTTGCACGCCATCATCAGACGTCGCAAAGCGTGCAGCTATTTGAATGGCACCTGCCGAAAACTCAGCCAGATCCATCGCTGCCATTATCTTTTCCGCATCGGTCCAGCCTTCATCGCTGTCGGCAAAAGGCCCCTCTTTGATCTCGATCGAGATTGATGGATCACACCGTGTGATGACGGCCGGGCCGTATCGGCCATTATCACTCGTGATCGCTTCAACACGGCAAAGGACCTGCAGCCCGTGATGTGTTTCCAGTCGCGCAAAGTTAGTCATGCGGCTCCCTTTCCGTTTTCAGCTTGGGTTGATGCCGCACGCAAGGCGTCGTTCAGATCTTTGCCGCCCCAGCGGTTTTGAAAGACCCGGACCGTGCGGCCGGCGGATTGGTGGCTGGTGATAGCGCGGTCTAGCTCGGCGCGCGCCGTATCGTTGTCATCTAGGTCCGCGATCAATGTGACGTGCTCGACGGCCTCTGGCAGTACGACGTGACCAAGGTTGCTCAGGGATATGGCGGCCAACACGCGGACCTCCGGCTTTAGGACCACCGCGGAGAGCGCATCCTCGATGCCTTCAGCGATGAATACGTGCGCACCGGCTTTCACTTCACGCAGGCTACCCGGCTTGCCGCCGCGCGGACCGATGCCCTTCCAGATGTGAATGCTGCTGGTCCAATAGTCTCCGAGCACCTTTTTGGCTTTGGGCACGGGAGCCTTATCCCAAGTACCGTCCGACTTCTGGGCCAGCCATGTGCGATGCACCGCAACGTTTTCGCCACGATGATTGGTGATCATAGCAACCATGGCCGGGTATGCGCCGTCGAACACCTCGCCGGTCTTCTCGTCCTCGTGGTAATAGTTCAGCTTGGGAACATATCGCAGCACGCCGGGCTGGCGGCCCAGGCTACGGAGATCAATGCCGCGCTGGTCGCGAAGATAGAACTCGACCGGCGTATTGGCGATGCGTTCCTGTCCTCCCAGAAATATCGCCTGCGCAGCCTTCATACGCTTGATCTTTTTATCTCTGGCAGACGCTTCGGCCTGCTTGCGCCGCGCAGCTGAGGCTTCTGCCGCCTGTTTGCGCCGGCGAATGTCGTCGGGGCTGTCGGACTGCAAGCCTAGAAAGCCTCGTGCTTCGCGCAACGCCCCCTGCATGTCACAGCCCAGTGACAGCGCGATCAAGTCCAGAACATCGCCATACCCCTGTCCTGGTACGCTACCGACAGCATAGTCATTCCAGCGGCCGGCGTCGGGACCCGACACAGTCACACAGAAGCTGCCAACGGATCGATCGGCGCGCCCCGGGTTCAACGTGTAGTATTTGCCAAACGTTGTGTGTGATCCGCTTGCCGGCGGCGCGTATTGCGCCAGCACACTGTCGAGCTGGTCGATCAGCATGCCCTTGATTTCGTCAAGGGAGTATGTGGGACGGGGGGACATGGGGGCGACTGCCGATCAGGTCGATGAGGTATGGTCGAGGGTAGCGAGCCGATCTTGCAGCGCAGCTACGATGTCATCGTTGCTTTGGATTGGCTCACCCACCCAATCCTTGATCTCACGCCAGCGCGCATGAACGTGTTCTTTCTGCAATCTCAGCACCGCAGCTGCGCCGGCTGCACCGGTGCCCTTGGCCATAAGCTGCGCCAGCTTCAGATCGAGCTTTGGCGTCCATGTGGCGGTGACCACAAGATCCGCTGGGGTATCAGCTTGGACCGGATCTTTTACCTTCGGCTTCGCCGCATATTTTTTGTGGGTTGCCCGCCGCTTTTCGGAAGCCTTTCGGATTTGATCACGTGATCGGGTAATCTTGTTTTGCACGCTTTTAGGGGTACGCCCTAGTGCTTGCGCTATTTGCGATACTGATGCACCCCGCGACGATTGGTCGATCAATGTCGCAAGCTCGTCTTCAGAGAATGGACCAGTCACAGGCTCATATGCAGCTGCTGGCTGCACAGGTGCCTCGGACCTGCCCGAAGCCTCTTCGGGCCCGTCGATAGCGGGCTGTTGAGCCGTGATTGCCGGCGCGACATCTGCCACAGGTGCGGGAATATCATTTTGATGGCGGAAGCGCTCTGCCGTCGAAAAGTCTTGGATCGCACTGCCATCGCCGACCGCATCGTCCTGCAGCAACGCTTTCAAACGTGCAGGCAGAACCAGCTCGACCCCGATGGCCTTGGTGAAATCAGCCGTCACGCTCGCATCGATGCCGATGCTTTTAAGATTGTTCAGGAAGACTTCGAACGAATACCGAAGCGTGTGGATATCGCCCGCGCAATCTTTCAGTTCTTTTTCCTTGGCGTCCAACGTCTGGATAATATCGATCATTCAGGACCTCTTTCATTTTGGAAAACTTCATTGGACCGCCCTGCCCGCCAGCGAGCGAACTTTGCGATCGCAGCTGAGGCATCATAGTGGGCCCAGCCGGATCCAAGATCGCCGGCCCCGATCGACTGGATCAGCCCATGTGCAGGGGCGATCATCGGGCGCATGATCGGGTGGTCCTCGCTTACGAAAGGCAGAACATCGTTCAGGATGCCGGCAAACAGTTTCTGATCTGCCCGGTTCGGCATCCGCTCGGCCACGAACCAGCTGAGCGTGAAAGCCAGTGTCTGATCTGCGGCGGTCAATTTTGCTTCGATATTGCTAGCCATGGATATCGACCCGATGCGCATCCGGAGCGTTGGGAAGCATTTCAACCTGGACAGCTCTGACGAGGTCCGCGCCGATCGACGCAAGATAGGTCGCGTCAAAACGATTGGCTTGAAACAACAGCGCGAAGCCAGCGATAGCCTGCAAGAACTGATTGTCGGCATCTAATTGTTTGGAAGCCTTCGCCAGCAACTCGTCTACGTCGCTTTTCGATAGCTGATTGCTTTGTGCCATCATGCCGACGGCGAACGCGCTGAAACGGATTGCGAGTATGGGATTAAAGGCCATGGGCATCTCTCCCAAAAGAGATGCGTGCGCCGAAGCCGATAAACTCGGACGGCACACGCACCAGTACGAACCGCGCCTGAGACAGACTGAGCCCTAGCAGAGGCCAACTGCAGCTAACGGTCCGGAAGATCCGGGTCAGGGAGGACCATGACCGGATCATTCTGCAGCCACCGAACGGCGCGCCATGCCTTGCAACAGCGCATCGATCTCTGAACGGCTTGCGCCCCAGATCAGATGGGCTGGGGTCAATGGGATCCCGTGCCGCTTCGCGTATTTGAGAAGGGTGCGGTTGACGCGCGGCGGCAAGTCTCCGGCTTCGCGCCACTGTGAGCCGTTGCGCCAGCCATATGCGGCTTTTTCCTTCAACCCGGCGATACTGCCAAGTTGAGATAAGGGCGCAACGAGGCGCTCGCATACTTCAAGTGGTGTTAGGTTGCTACTCATGACGCTAGATGTAGATCGCAAACATACATCTTGGCAATGCACATTTTGCATAAATTGCACATGCATTGTGAGTTTCCAGTTACTACTTAGCGACACATGGATGACAAGTGGTTTAAAACTAAGCAGAAAGCTGCGGGCGTTACCGCCGAAGATATTGCGCAAAAAATGGGCCGCGATCGCTCAATCGTCTCGCGCATCTATAACGGCCATCAAAAAATGAGCCTTGAGTGGGCGAAAGCATTCGCTGAGGTGCTAAAGGTTCCACTAGACCAGGTGCTGAAACACGCCGGCGCACTAGAGGTTCAAGAAGCAAAGAAACTTGAACCAAGCCAATCGAATGGTGACGCTGTACCGTGGGAAGGTTCAGCTCATGAGCAAGTTGCTATGCACGGCATTGTATCCGGACTAGGTGGCGGAATGCCTGGTATCGATGTTTGGAGGGTACGCACTGGATCTATGGTGATCAACGGATACTCCATCGGCGACAAGCTTTTAGTCGACACAAATAAATCCGAAACATGCAAGACTGGGGACATCGTACTTGCACAAATTTACGACTGGCAAACAGGAATAGCCTCCACTTTGCTACGACGATTTGAACCGCCAGTTTTAGTATCAGGAAGCACCACCCCATCGGAACAGCGCGTGCACGTGGTTGACGGCAAAAACGTAGTGATCAAAGGTAAAGTAATCGCCTCTTGGAGAACTTAGTATGTTAACTGCAATCTACTGGACGGTTTGCTTTATCTACTTCAAAACAATGCCAGTTTTGCTTTTCGATACGACGGCAACACTCTCCTTTGCCGCAATAAGCGCTACGATTTCCAGCTTTTGCGCAGCAATTTTTGTTGTTCGATCAAATATCGAGCACTTCAAATGGGCCGGAGTAGAAGAGCATCGCGGACCAATTCCACTAAAGCCCATTGGCTTTTTAATCATATTTTGCATAGCGACCACACTGTGCAGCTACTTCATCTCCATCGGCTTTAGCAGCAGCCTGTACCGCGATGTTTTCGTTCGCAGCTACGACGATGCAGATCCCTTCCTATTCGCCCTTATGATCTCGAGCCCACCGATCGTCTTGTACGGGATCCTGTTGCGGGAAGCCTTCAAACTATGCCGCATTGCGGACGGTGATACATCATAGTTTGCATTTTTTGCACAATTTGCATTGACAGTCACAGGTTGAAACCCATAACTCTAGTGTAACGCAACACACTGGAGAACACCCCCATGGCACAAGCTGTCCCCCTACCGTCCATTCCCCTCGCAACCGGCGGCCCTATCACCGACGACATCCTCGAAAAGGTTGAACGCGCCAGTCGTTCAGCCCAGCAGAATGAATGCCTGACGGATGCAGATGCGGCACTTATCCTACTCACCATCCCCCAGATCGCTGCTGAGCTGCTACATCGCCGTCGCGCCATGGGCGTCATCGCCGACATGGCCGACTTGGAAAACGTTACGTTCCTGAATTCGGCACGTGACAATGGCTGATCAACTCAATCTACGCGACATGGCCATCCAGTCACTGGATCCCGATGAACGCCGCGGCTTCTTGTTTGCGTGCGAAGTCATCGGCACTTGGGCCCGCCAGATCGAAGAGAAAGCGCCGACACTTCGTGGCGTGGACATCGAAATCCCCCTCAGCCTGCAGATGTCGAACTCTGCACGCTTCGCTGTCGGCCTTGCTGACGCGGTCCGGCGTCAGGCCGCCGAATAAGTTTCCTGCCGGGGGTCGCCCGCGGGTCTGCTCGACCGCCCCCGTCACATCAACACCCGACAGGCAGGCGACACTGTCGGGCAATCAAACGGGCATCATCATGAGCTTTCTCGTCACTACGGTGGTCATCACAATCATTGTGCCGATCGCTGTCGTTCTAGCGTCTGTGGTCGTGGCGCAAATTGCCGCCTTACGTAACACCAAGACGTTCGATCAGCCTGACACACAAGACGACTTCACCGTTTCGATTGCCCGCTGGGGCAAGGTCCAAGAAAGGATTGACCAGTGAGAAAACTATCCCGCGACAGCAAGCTAGCGACTGAGGCCGCGAAACTGATCCTCGACGGACGCGACCCGGTTAAGGATCGAGCGCAGGTTTTAATTACGCTTGATCACACTATCGCCACCTTGCTGTTGGTTGCCATGGATCGAGACCCAAAGAAGGCAGTGCAGATGTTCAACGAAGGCACTGTCCCGCACGTCGAAGAACGCATCATGCTTTTCGCTTCTAAGACTGCGTAACCCCCCGAAAGGAAAACCGATGACCAGTCAACCACTCGAAGAACGAGCCCGCCCAACTGTGGATGAGGTTTTTGACATGGTGCAGTTAGCCGGAACCTATATCGAAGACGGCGCACCCAGCACAGCCGCAGACCGACTGCGCCGCGCTGCTGCAATGCTAGACAAGATTGCTGAAGACCGCATCGCCATTGCTCGCCGCTGAGCGGTCCAGCTAGCCCCCCCCCCCAAAAAAAAGGAAAGGATCGACCAGTGAGCTTTATCACCGCAGATAAGGTCGCCGAACTGACCGGCTTCAGCAATGCGACGGCGTTTCTAGCCGCAAGATCGCGTCTGGAGGATGAGAACGATTTTCCGCTTCCCATGCCGACGTGTCTTCGCCCGCTGAAATGGCGCTCAGACGCCGTGAAGGCTTGGGTGGAACTGCAAGGGCGCGCAGCTGTGACAACCCCAGCACCAACCGGATCGAACGTGATCATGCTTGAAATGGCGCGAAGCGTATGACCAATCGCCCCCCTATATCGGATAAGATCACAGGCTTGCGACAACGCCGTCGCGCCGATGGGTCTTGGCGGGTGTGGTGGGAGCCCAATAACTCCGCCCGAAATTTAGGTTTCGAGGCGATCGAGCTCAATGCCGATCGCGCGACCTGGTCCGTGCGCGAGGCCAAGCGGATGAACGATGATGTCGATCGCAAGCGCCGCGGTGACACGTCGCCGCCACGAAGCACAGGGGGACGAACGGTATCGGCCTTGATCCACGATTACCGGAAGTCCGTCGCCTTCACAGAAATGACCATAAGCACCAAACGCAGCTATAACATCAATCTCAACGCGATCGACCTGAAGTGGGGTGAACACAACGTGGGAGACTTCACCAAACCGATCATGCGCACCTGGTACGAAAGCTTGTACAAAGGGTCGGGGCCGGCTCAGGCGCAAGCCCTGATCAGAATGTTCTCCATCCTTATGAGCCACGCTGAAGTGCGCGGCTGGCGCCAAGAAAATGCCAACCCCTGCTTCAAGCTTAAGATGAAATCGGTTCGCAAGCGTCACCGTTCGGCGACTTGGGCAGAATACGACGCCTTGATGAATGCCGCGAAAGAGCTGGGGTTTAACGCAATGGCCTGCGCGATCGCGCTTGCTACCCTTCAGGCCCAGCGACAGACCGATCTTATTACCGCGGCGATCGACAGCTTTCGCACCGTCCAATTGCCGGACAGCGATCAGCCTGTTCTTGTCTGGGAACTGATCAGATCCAAACGGGACAATTACGGCGTCATGCCGATCCATCCAGAAGCGCAGCCTTACCTGAAGATGCAGTTGGCCGACGCCCGGGAGGGCCAAATCTGCCTGCTGGTAGATGAAGCCACTGGTGCGCCCTACTCCGGCGATCTGTTTCGCAAACGTTGGGCCGCGATCCGGGCTCGAGCGGCCAAAACAACGCCAGCTATCACTTCGCTGCAGTTTCGCGATCTGCGCCGTACTTTCGGTGTGTGGGCGCGCGCTGGCGGTGGCTCACGCGAAGACGTGGGCGATGTCCTGGGCAACTCGGCCGCGATGGATCCGCAGCTTGGCGAAACCTACATGCCACCTTCATACCACACGGCCGCACGCGCGGTGGCATCAATCCAGCGGCCGACAGAGCAATCAAGGAAGAAAGCATGACCAACAAGTTCATGAGCCATTCAAGCGGCACGTTCATCGGCTACGATAAAGATGGATCACCGGTCGCGGTTGCAACGTATGGCCAGCGCGCCGGCACACGCACCAGTGCAGAACAGTTTGCATCAAGCGGCGGTTTAGATGCGCGACACTTTGAACAAGGCGACCCAAAGCTAGTGCCCGAACTCGACCGCTTTCAACGGCAGATATTGAATGAGGTACCAAGATGACAGTACGCTTCGATGTGGTAGGGTCCGGGCAGAGCTGGCAGGCTAGGAAGAATGGACAGCCATTCGGAAGATCTTACCGCAACCCTGAACAAGCCGAGCAGCTGATCACGCGTGCGCAACGCGAAGAGCAGCTGCAGAAACGAGACTGCATGACCTGTCTAAACGCATTTATTTCTGAAGGACCCCACAACCGAATGTGTGGAAAATGCCGTCGAGAATTTGTGTGGCGATTTTGAAGGAAGCGCACCGTCCGAATTGGACGCTGTCGGACAGTCGGACGGACTAAATTAGCCAAACTTATAATCGACTGAATTTTAAGGAAGAAGTGGTGCCCCCACACGGACTCGAACCGCGGACCTACTGATTACAAATTATCTATAAACTAAGCAAATTCAGTTACTTACGCAAAACAACGTGATAAATTTTACTGAATACTTTCAGTAGCTTGCAGATATTGAATTCTTGTTCGGACACTTGGATATTTCGAATGAGAACCGGGGCTTTGCTTATTGTGGGCCGAGAACCTTGGCGATGACCTCGATCTTACCGTTGGCGCATTCGGCTGACAGAAGGTGCTCAGTCGCCAACGCGGCCAGCTCGTTTACCGTCTGGACCTTGCGCTTGCTGATGGGGCACGGGGTCAGGGTTTCAGATGGGATGTCCGGTTTGATAGGGACATATTCAATCTTCGGTTCGCAGCCCATTAATGAGAGCGGCAAGATCAGGATCAAGCATCGCATCGGGTATCCCTCCTATCAGGATCTGTTCAACGGCTTCGGTAAGGGTGGCGTTGCGGGCGGCGAAGCGGTCGGCACGGGCACGCTCCACCTCACGCGCCAGGGCCGATTGTTCCGCCTGTTCGGTAAGGGCTGTGAGGGACCGGCTAAGGCGGGCGTTCTCGACGGTCAGGTCATCGACGGTGCCTGACTGCCACCACAAGGCCCCTGCCAGCCCGAGACACGCCAGCAGCGCAATTACGGCCAAATAGCGCATCATTGGCTTTTCCAGTCGGGCAAATCCACTGTTTGCCCCGCCAGCGCGTGAGTGCAGTCGCTTAGAAAGCGGATGCGACCGTCAGTGACGAATGAATGGCATACAAACGGAACAGGGCTAACCTTGCCGCCCGACATGATCGTCGCGTGCTCTTCGTCGGTGATGGGCACGGTTCCCCTCACCAAAACGGATGGCGTGAACGTGGGCCGGTCACCATCGCCGTTGAAAGTCCACCCGCGCGATCCGTCAACCGTAACGTGATGTGCCTGATTGCAGCCGGGGCATTTGAACGCGACCCTACCGCCTTCAAGACGCCGGAGTTTTGATCCGATTGCACTCATGTCAGCCACCAGATCAGCAGGGCAGACAGAACCGCCAGTATGAGGGCCAGCCAGATCATCGGCGGTTATCCCAACGCGCCTTGTGCCCACGCACATCGATGTGGGTGAAGGTGTTGTACCGGCCGATGCCCTTGGTGTCGGCATACCGCTTGAGCAGGTATTCCTGGACCGTGTTGGGCGATACACCCTCGACGGTGAAATCCCCCGCGGTGGCCTTCATGTGTTGCGATGCAGATGCCCCACCAACATAGGCGTTATAGGGCGGGCAGCGATGGCCGGAATGGACCGTAACCGGCTTACCAAAGTGATCCCGCACGTCCTGGAGAGCGTCGACCAGCTCCTTCGGGGGCGGGATCTGTTCGCACCGTGGCAGGTGCGGTGCCTTCCAGTGACAGTTGCAGCGAAATTCGTGCAGGCTAAAGTTCTTGCTCAGGTTTCCCATCTTCATACTCTCCAAAGGCAGGGCCCACGGCGCGGGAAGAAGGGCGCGGTAAGCCAGTTGTAGTGATGTTGTTGATCAAGCGGCAGGCTGCGATGCAGGGCCCCAAGCGCGGCCAGAGCTGCGACGACGGACCAAAAGGCAAAGACCGCGTTGACGGTCTGGCCTGATAGGGTGAATACGCCGGGTTCCATGATGCCTGCGCTGCCAAACAACGGCCGCAGGATCGACCACCAAAGGAGGCGCACCCAGACAAGCCCGCTGGTCAGCGCGACAAAGGCGCTCATAAGGCTGTTTGCGTCATGCCCACGAAACCGCAGGTGCGGCGCAAAGCCGATAGTCACCAACAGCATCAGCGCCACCGCAGCAACGGCCAAGGCACTATGAATAAAAATAAGGATCGTCATTGCTCTTGGCCTCGCTTTGGTAAAACTCCGATCACCAGACTGTTGACCTGTCCGGTGCGTTCTTCGATGGCATTGGCAAGGCGCTGTCTGGATGCCTCGGCAACCTCGCGGGCCTGTACTGCGTCAACCTGTTCTCGGGTCGGGCGCTTGGGTGATTTCAAAGCCTTGAAGGCGTTCTGGGGAGACTTGAAATTTTTGATCGCATTGGAAGCGCGCTTAAAAGCCTTGAACAAATTCTTAATCACGGCCTTTCCCTTCAATGTAGCGCAGCGCAGCATCCAGCGTTTTGGTGTTGTCGGCCATCTGGGAGGTGTGCGCTTTATGATCGTCAAAGCGGGCGTCGACTTGCTCGTTAAGCCGCGCCCACAACGCCTTCACGACGATAGCCAGCCCGACGATAATCAGACCGGGCAGGCCATAGGCTTCTAGGAAGCTGGGAAGGTCAAAGCCGTTCATGGGTTACCCAGCCGGAACCACTACAGGCTCCATGAAATGCGGGCACCACAAGTAGGCGTCCGCGTCCACGTCAGAGACGTTAAACGATCCTGACAGGCGCAGGTTACCCACGCCCACGCTTGGACCCGCTAACGATCCGGCAGGGTGGTCATCAACCGCGTACCGAACCGAAGGATTTACCCCCAAGGCGCGGTCAAGGTTCAGCGTAATCCGGTTGCCGTTCACTTCGATGGAGGTAATGGCTGGTTCGCCCGTGTCATCCAGCACCGCAAAGCCGTAGTTCTCCGCCTGCGCGATGCTCTCCCCGTCGAGGATAAGAGCGCCGCCTGTCACGTCAAACACGACTTCGACCGATGTCTTTTCCTGTCCCGCATAAGCATGACGGAAAGCCAAGCGGCGAGGTTCTAGGTCGCGGGCCAAAATATCCGCAATCGCTTGCCCAAAGACCGCGCCCATCATGGCGTACCCTTCGTTAATCAGGTGGATGTCGTCGCTTGCATGGGGCAATGCGTACACCACGGGACCAAGGTGGACATCAGACCGCGCACGGATAACCGCCGCCTGTCCCAGTGTCCCGCCGCGCGTGGAGGTAGTGGGGTCGTTCGAAAGCGTAGCATAGCTTGTGATGTAGCTGACAAAGTGCGGGTCAAACGTCTGACCAGTCTCCGCCCGTACCGCTTCGGCCATATCATCGAACAACTGCGAAAGGCTGGCAGCATACCCGGAGGAACCAAGGTTCGCTTCACCCTGCACCCAGAAAATAACAGGCACCGCGTAGGTCGCACTGGCTGCGTCCGCGATAGCTTTCGCCGCCCGAATAGAAGGCAAGAACATTGTCTGCCACCAGCTTTCAGGGTCGGTGCTTTTGACAAAGTTGCTGATCGACTGACCGCCTTCGCCGGGGGCTGTGAAAATGAACTTGCCCTTACCGCCGTAAGACCCTGTTTCCGCGACAACAGCTTGCGCAAGAGCATGGCCCGCAGACCAAAGCCCTGTCTCGCCACGGTTCGTCCCGATGTCGGGGCTGTTGTTGTCCTCAATCAACGTGACGAAAGAAGCGGTATCGGCAGCGTCACCACCCGCAGCCACGGGGATAGACTTTGGCCCCCCCGCAAACGTCAGATAATTGCTATCCCAACCGACAGTGTGCAAAGCAGGTTGCCCCGCCGCACCGACACCAAGGGACTGCCCCACTTGGATAACATGGTTGAAATCGGCCAAGGTGACAGGCCCGACAATCGCCGCTTGCTGTGCCACAGAAGATGTAGACGAGAGGGCAGTCGAAAGGGCAAGCGCCGCGTCCGACTTTGCGTCGTCAATCTCCGCGATCTTATCCCGCGATAGGTAGTCTGGAAGCGCTTCGGGAATCACCTTGTCAGTTGCGTCGTACGCCTTGAACGCAGTTGCCACCGTTCCACGCTCGACTTGCACATTCCCCGCAAGAGTGGTTGACGCGATGTCGTCGTTTTCCTTTGAAACGGAAAGCACCATGTAACGGGCACCTAGACCTTCCGGCACTGTGAAGCGACGGACTACACCCGATCCCGTAAATGTTACGTTCGCAATCGCTTTATTGTCGCCTTTCTCCGCAAAGTAGCCAGCTTGCATGGCCCCAAGAGTTCCACCATCACCAGCGGGCCACAAACCGCCAACGCCACCACCTTCACCCGCGCTGACGGTGTAGGTTTCACCTTCTTCAATCCGCATGTAATTAGACGCCGCAATCCCCAATTCATCGGCAGTGAACTCCAACAAGCTGGTTGAGTACCGGGCTATAAAATTGCAATCGTCAGGGTTGAACATATTTTCCGACGCCGCGTAAAGAATGTCTTTTCGCAGCGTCCAATCCTCAATGGCTTCTTCGATCAACTCAGACTTGATCTGGGGCTGGTACGGGTATTCAGTCTTTTTCTCGCCGCGTCGAACAGATGCCGACAAATCAAAGCTATCATCGTCCGTCGCGGTTCTGGTAACGTCGAACCGCAGGAACGGATACCCAGAAGGGATAGTGAAGGTTGCCGAGCGTTCAGGGACGCCCGCTGCAATCGTTCCAAGGAGGACGCCTTGCAGCCCTACGGTTTCGGCGGCAGTAGGGAACGCACCCACGCGCAGAGTGTTAGGCCCGACGCCGCTGATCGTATACTTCTCGCCGGGAACTACAGGCACCGCCCCCGATACGCGGGTAACGGATGATGTCAAAAGACGCCCATCTGTGTGAACGGTTCGGCCCGCAAGGATGCCCGCCGGATTGTGCAAATTCTTCCCGATCCCGACCAGTGACGAAATAGGCTCAAAGGGTCCGCTGACGTACACCGCTACGCCCCCGTCATTTTCGTAAACAGTCCAGCCCGTGCTATCCGCCACGATAAACGTCTCGCTCGGGACCGCCACGTCGTCGGTGGCTGCGATGCCATTTGCCGTCGAGGTGTAGAGCCCCTCCGCGCCAGCGAGGGCGGCGTCCCGTGCGATGTATGTTTCGTCCCGTGCGGCCTCTGCCTCGCCTACAAGAAGCTCAGATGCAGCTACGTCCTCACCCGTTGCCACGCGATCCGCTGTAGTTTGGGCGCGGTCGGATGCGGTCAGCGCTGCGAGATCATCAGCGATTTGCTGCACGGCTTCTGCTTTCAAAAGATTAAGTTCTGTCGCCATGATTAAGGCACCTCTATTGTGATTGTCGGATAAGGGCCGGGGCCGGGGTCGGAAATGATGGCCCGCTGCGCCGTGACGAAGGTTGCCGACGTTTCATCTTCGCGGACGAAAAACATCAGCGTGTCAGGTAGCGCGGCAGTGGTGGCAATTTCGGCTTGTTCGGTTGCGATCTGCGCTTGGTCGATCGCGATGCCGGCGTTCTTGCCAGCCTCCTCGATCTCATCGGCCAAGGGACCGGGAACCAACCTGCCGAATTCATCAAAGATAAGGGCACGTCGGGGCGCAAACACACCGGGATCGATCGCAGTGGTAGACCTTAGCGATCGACTGACTTCTCGGGCGTTGTCCTGGATCGTTTCGACCATCCAATCGAGCTGGGCCGTCAGGCCTACCTCGCGCGCCGACATGCCGCTCCAACCTTGCTCAACGGCAGTGCGCCTGGAAATAAAGAGATCCCCACCATCGTACAGGGCGGCGGCCGCATCCGATAAGATGATGCCACCGCTTACGTCGCTAGAAACCGGATCGACCGTATAGGCGCTGACATCTAGCGTGACCAAGGTCCCGTCGCGCTCGATGCGGACAAGCAAAGCACCTTCTCGGTACGGGTTCAGGTACTCGTAAGGCCCCGCTCCGTTAATGGGGTAGCTTGGGTCTGTCGAAAGGACATCGCGGGTCATGATCCACCTCCTACGTTGGAAAAGTTGGGAAGGCGGGATGGGGCAAGCGCGCCGCGATCCCAGAACGTCGACGTGCCGTAGTCCTTGGCCTTTTTGCGCATCTGCTTTTTCCAGAGGGTTTCGGCCTCGGGATCCAGAAAGGACTGGACCTGATCAGCAACCAGCCGATCGAAGGCGAGCCGCTGATACCAAAGGCTCGACGCGACTGGCGTGTTGTAGCGCAGGAAGTTAGCAGCATCGCGTCCCAGCAGGCTGTCTTTGCCTTCCGCCAGACGGCGTGCGTTTGACGCAACGGGTTTGATGATACTGCTGCCTAAGCTCACGACTGGCCCCGCGATCGTTTCCGCCAAGCCACCGCCAAATCGGTTTGTCTCTGAAGCCAGAAAGTCCCCAAAGATGCTGAAGCCACCGCCCTGCATCTGTGCTGCGCCCCAGAACTTTAGCGTATTCATTGGCCGAGGATCGTTCCCCTTGGACAGTTCCTTCAGTTGGATGGCCAGCCCGCCCATAAGCAGCAGACCAGATGCCATTGTGGCAGCGTATTTTGCCCTATCCAGCGGCGACGGCAGGGACATGAAGCGGCGATACTGATTGATGAACAGCGACAGCCCAAAGGATTTGTACATTGTGACCGATCTGGCCAGCTCGCCCATAAAGGAACCGGGTGCGTTGTTCTGAATTGTTACGGCGCGCATCTCAACGTTCGCGGTGGGAACGGCAAATTCCATCTGCTCTTCAATCGCCATCTGGAGACGCATGGCCAACCCTTCGGCTTCGACCCGGGGCAAAATCGTCTGATGCTCAAGCCAGTGTTGGGGCGTGATGAAATTGGCACCATTAGGTGCTACGAACTGCGTCTGGACATCGCGCAACAGATCCCAGTCCTGGTGCGTGATGCCTCGTTGCTCGAACAGCTTGCGCAGTGGCGCATCGATGTCGTCAAGGGCGCGATCGGCATTGTCAGCCAGAAAGCCAGAGAACTCCATTTTGAACGCGGTGCGGTTCATGTCGGTCCAGAACGAAAGACCTGACGCCCGCATGACAAAATCCGACAGCCGGCCGGTGAACTCGCCCGAGATGACATCGCCAGTAAAACGCGCAGCCGCCTGGCCAGTAGAAGCCAATGTGTCCGCAACATAGCCCATGCGCGCAGCGGTTTCGCGTGTCGCGCTGCTCGACATCAGCTGGACCGACCTTGACAGAACGTTAGTCGGGCGCATGCCGACTGCAGCGGCCGCATGGCTGATCGTCACCATATCCGTTGGCGTCGATAGGATCGCGGACCCAAGCTGGGTTGCTGTCAGCGTGTTTCGCACCCCTCCGAAAAATCGCGCCCAGCCTTCACTCTCCGCCGCACTCACAGATCCATCGACATGGGCCAGTAAGGTGCGGGCACGCTTTGCCGACTGGTCTGCCTTGGCAAGCATCTTTGGATCGCCCGCCATCTCAAGCTTTTTGCGCGCGACCTGGCTGGCATATTCCAGTCCCATGCGCGGGTTCGGACCCAAGACGCGCATCTGGGCCACTTCGCGGGCCATGCCATGCAAGCCGCCGATCATCGCACTGAACGGGTCGGACGTGCCGAATTCCTTGTTGTATTCCAACCAGGCATCGCCATCCTTGAAGTGCAGCACCCGGTGTTCGGCGTGGCGATTATAAAGCGCCTTGCCGCCAACGGTCAGCGATGGCTCACGCGTGTCCCAGCCGCGCGTCGTGATCCCGTCATAGACATCCTTTAAAAACGCATCGGCATCGCCCTTCCGGGGCATTGCGCCAGCTGCTGACGCAAAAGGCTTGCCGGTTCTGAAATCCGTAATCCGTGACCAGTCAAGCTTGGGCGCGACGGTTTGCGACCAGACGTCAAAGCCAGCCTTGCGGATCTGTGCGGTATCATGGCTGTGGGATACGCCGAAATCGTCCAGCGCGCCGATGTCGCCGCCATGGGCATTGAACATCTGCCGCATTCGGCGCTGCTGGTGGCGCACGGCATCAGCCATCACCTTGGCCTTGGCGTTGCCACTGTCCTGCAAGTGCAGCTCGCGCATCAAGTCGCGCAGCATGACCTTTTCGCGGCTGTTGCCAAAGATGTTACGGCCTGTGGTGCGCATGACGTCGTTCAGACCGGCATTGACAGATCGCATCATCGCGTCGCTCAGCGCCTGGACGTTCTCGCCCTTGAAGTCGAAACCTTCCTGATGCGCCAGTAGCGCGCGCACGGCCCGCAGCGGGTCATCGGAAGTTTCGACCAGGTTGCGGATCCGTTGCATCGATTGCAGCTGGTTCAGTACTTTGTGTCGGCGCGACAGCCGGGCCTTTGAAGTTGCCTCTTTCAAATTGGCCGCGGCTGTCGCTTCAGCTTGGTGACGTGGCATCGCCTGTTCGTACCGCGCCACCAGCTGATCGTATTCGGACAAGATCGCGCGGCCGCGCGTCGTGTCCAATTCTTTGGCATCCATCGCCCGTTGGATGCAGTCGTGCAGGTTCGCCATTAGCGTGCCCCCCCAAGTGTGCACGCGTCTATGACGGCCTGAGCCGTTTCGTCCGCGTCCAAATCTTCCATGAAATCGCGCAGCGAGATGACCTCGCCGCCTTCGACCTTGAATTCCAGATCGTCGGCCACGTCAGCCAGGGCCGATGCGTTGGCGCGTATGGCCGCCCGCTGCGCTTCGACCAGCTGGTCGAAAGCCAGCGCATCAGCTGCCTGCGCTTCCGGCGATGCAGCACCTTTGGCAAACGCCTCGGCCGGGATCACTTCAGCATCGACCTGTGCCGGCACCGGGTTTGCCATCCGCGCCGCGCCGGTTTCCACCAGATCCCCAAACGCTCGGCTGTCGATCGCCTTTAGAACGTCCAACGGGCCGGGCTGCTCAAACAGGGCATCGCCCGTGCGGCCGGCTTTGCGCGCCTCGTCCACGTAGCGCTTTAGGAAGGCACTGATCTTGGCTGCCGGGGCCTGCTTGCCGCCGGGCACCAGATGACGCACCAGCGCCTGCGTCAGCGGGGCTACAGCGCCATCAAGCAAGTCAATGTCGTCAAGCATTTCTTCAACGACTTTCGCGGCCGTGCTGCCCTCGCGTGCTGCCAAGTCACGGGCCGACATGATCAGGCGTGCCGCGTCGAGGACAAACGGCGTGATGTCCATTTCCGGCCGGACATTGCCTGCCTCGATCTCGGCGCGCAGCAGCGCGATGTCTGGCGCTGCTTCCGACAGCGCTTCCAGAAGGCTGCGCAGTTCACCAGGTTCAGTCTCAACGTAGCGGGCTAGAATGTCGGGGGCCTCATAGGCGCGAGCAAAGACAGCGTCGTTGAGCTGACGCACGCCGTCGATCGACAGCGCGCCATCCTTGTCGAAAAAGGCATTACGTTCGGATCTGGGAAAGGATCCTGAAAACGCCCTGGCGAAGTCGCGGTTTTCAGCTGAGCTGAATTTGCGGCCGGGCACATAGCGGGACATCAGATCAGCCGTCAGCGCACGCTGGCCTACCTGCGCCCGCTCCGTGGCGTTCATGCGCGCAACACCGCTGTCCTGCGCTTCCACCACCATCTGGCGACGGTCGCCGCTGGAAAGCGCTGTCTGGCGGCGTGCGATTAGGACAGGTTCCGTGATACCTTCAGGGATGGGCTGGCCCGTGGTCAACTCGATCTGCTGGCGATAGGCTGCCGCGCGATCGGGGTTTTCAGCATAGGCGCGCCCGATTGCACGCGCGCGGCCGTTGCCGCTTTCGATCATGTTGTCGGGGCCCACAATTGGCGCGCCACGGTCGGCCGTCGGGCTGGGCATCAACAGCGCTGGATCAAGCCGCGCGGCCGTGTCAGCCACCCAGGCATCGGATGCCGCCCGCGCACGGTCACGCGGCTGCAGATCGCCCGCCGCCTGGCGCAAGCTGGACAGGTCAACAACCTGATATTCGACATCGATGCGAAGATTGTCTCCGACGGCGACCTGCCCGGTGCCAGTGTAGCCCCGACTGGTGTAGCCCGTGAATTCAGGTGCCGGTGCGTCTCCGCTTGCCATGCGTGGCGGCTGGCTCCGCGGCCCCCGATAGCCTTCCCAAGCGCCGGTGCCCTGACGGCGATAGATCCACATGCCCAGCTGATCCTGAAGATCTTCGCTCATGACCTCTTTGCCAGTCAGACCCAAGCCCTTCTTGGCCGCCTTCAGCGTGGTGCCGACAATCTGGTAGGCACCCATTGGAGTGGCGACCCGCCCGATCTGCCCTTTAACCCATTGCCCATAGTCGCCGTTGACGTTGGAAAACGCGATCGCATCATCAACCGTCATCTCGGTCAGTTTCACATTCGCATAGCGACCGCCGGTCCGGTTCTGATAGCCAAACAGCGCGTTGTAATCGCCACCGCTTTCACCAACAAAAATCCCGTTCTTGATCGCTTCCCAATTCGGTGGCGCAGGTCTTGCCCAGGGCGCGGCTGGGGACGCAGGCACATCAGCATCCAGATCCTGAAGGGTGCTCAACCGTTCATAGGCCTGATTGACCGCATCGACGTCTGTGGCTTGACCTGCCCTGCCCGCCTGTTTGGCACCTTCACGACGCAATGCGCCGTAGGACAGCATGCGGGCCGCTCCGCCGATGCCGAGAGCAAAGCCGCCGCCCAGGCCAGCCCCAAGAGCTATGCGTGCGACCGGGTTTGGATCTTCGATGCCAAGTTCTCCAGCAACCCTATATTCGCGCGGCAGCAGCAGCGCTTCGCTTGCGCCACCTAGAACAGCTTCGGATAAGGTCAGGCGCATCAGGCTGCCCGAACCAAGGCCAAGGGGCAGCATTGCAAGGCTCAGCGGATCTGTCATCGCGCGCGCACTGCCGCCGACGAAACCTGCGAACCCGCCGCCGTCAATTGCCAGAAGATCCTGTGCTTCCTTCAATTCATCCTGGCGGCGCTTCAGGGTTTTTTCCTCAAGCTCGTCTGCGCTGGTGGGCAGATTGATCCAGTCGTTGGGCGTTTCTTTGCGGGCTTTTTGCGCCTCTTCAAACAGAGCGCTATCCGCCGCGTCGGTATCAATCGCAAATGGCTGCTCACCGGCAGCCAACCTTTGCTTTGCCTCTGAAGGCAGGCTATCGAAGATCTCGCGCTTGTAGCCCAGCTTGACACGGCTGGAGTAGGACCAGACATCCGGGCGCACCGTCTGTTCCTTCCAGGCGGCCGAAAACTTCTCGCCAAACGAAAGCTCGGGTGTTGCGGCCGTCACGCCCTCGGGGTTCTGCGGTTCTTCAACCAGGATTGTCATTGCGACACCCCGCTGATCAGTTTTTGCAGATCCAGCTTGAAGACGCTGCCGTCTTCACCCGCCAGATACGTCGGCCGTCCGTTGCGGGTGCGCTGAAGAACATAGATCGGCGCGTGGTCGCCTTCGGGCCAGAACGGTACCAGCTCGGTATCTTGCCAGATGTCTGCAGGATCACTGCCTTCGAAGTCGGGCAGAATGCCCGCGATCGATGCTGCCTGAAGCCGGGTCATGTCGGAATTGCGCAGATCCGTTTCAACAGTGCCGATAACTGTTTCGACGTCCTCTGCTGCGATCCCGGGCGGCAATGGCAGCAAATACCCTTTGCCCAGCCAGTCCGTATCGATCCGCTGGATACCGCCGACGGACAGATCGTTGTTACGCCCTTGGGTTGCGCCCAGCACAAGGTTCACAGATCGCTGGAACGCCTCGCCGTCCATTTCGGACGGATCAGCGATCGGGTTGGTTTCTGCATAGTGAGCGATGGCAGCACCGATCACCGCTTCGGTCATACCCGGCAGATCACGGAAGTTGTTTTCCGTTTGGGTATGAAACTCCTCAATCGCCTGGGCGCGGGATGGCACCGCAACCGTTTTCTGATCCAGCTTCGTCTGACCAGCAAGGATCTCGCGGGCCGTCTTGTCCGGCAGACCTTTCGACACCAGCGATGTCACCCAGCCAAAGACCGGATCTTCGTTCAGCCGCTGCGCTTCTGTCCGTGCTTCCCCGCCAAAGCCGATCGATAGCGATTTTGCCAGGGCAAGACGATCTGCAACCGGCTGATCAGACTTTGCGCGCGTCTCGATCTCGGCGCGCTCTGCGTCGGACAAGGCAACCGGACGCTTGACGTAGCCCTCTTCGACACGAGATTGCGCAGCTGCTTGCCGGCCGCGCAAAGCCTTGCCGTAGGCAGCAGGATCTGCTGGATCGAAGTCGGGCAGATCCGGCACATAAAGACCGACCTCCTGCGCATATGCGACCTGGTCCTTTTCCCAGGCCTGTTGCGCCGTTTCCTTCAGATCACGCAGAACCTTGACCCGCTCGGTCTGATATTTGTGTTTAACCGGCCGTGCCTCTTCGCCCGCGATCATCGCTTCGAGCTGCGCAGGCGTCTTCTGCGCAAGCATCGGTTCTTCGTTCGACAGCGACAGCGCCGCCATGGTTTCCGGATAATCGGGGGATGCCTTGGCTTCGTCGCTTGCCAGCCAGGCTTCATCGACGGATTTCATGTCGCCAGCGCGCACATCGCGGATGGCCTCCAGCCGGTCTGCAACGATCGCGGCCTGTTCTTTTGCGACCTTTTCGGCTGCCGTGTGGGCAGCTGCTGCAGCACGGTCGATGTTGCCCTGCGCCTGGACGCGGTACCGGGCCTGAATGTCAGCGGGCAATCCGCCAAAGTCGCCGCTTTCGCTGGCTGCCAGAAATGCTTCGGGATTGTTCGACACCATGTCGATCGCGCGTGCATTGTCGACGTTTTCGGTCAACCCGATCTTGCGACGCTCGCCTTCGGCTGCATCGATGACACCCTGGGCGACCATTTCGTCGACTTTATCGTAGCCCTGCCCCAGCAGCGTTGCGCGCATTTCTGGATCGCTGACAGCACCCTGCTGTGTCGCGATTTGCGAGTATTTGATAAAATCGGCTTCGCGCTGTGACTGGCGCGCCGCCAAAGTTTGCTTGCCCAATGAAAACGTGTTGCGATTATTAAGCTCATCAAACGTCAGGCCGAAGCGCTCTATGTTTTTCTCGCTGACGCGCGGCCGGCCATCCTCGGTTTGACCGGTGATATAGGCATCTTTTAGACCTTCAACGCCTTTCTGCCAGGCGTAGTCAGCTGCGTCAGGATCTCCTATTTGCGAAACCTGCAGGCGCAGATCATTCATGTCCGCCGTCAAATCGGTTTGGAACCGTTGCGCTTCGCGTGAAAGATAGTCGGTTTCCATGGCGGAACCGATCTGCTTGGCAACTTCACCAAAACGGGCAACCACGTCACCGGTCTGAGCCGCTTCGACCCGAACACGGGGGGCGCGGCCGGCATCACTACCAGCTTTAGGGACAGTTAAGGTCATGAGCCTAGCGCCGGCCACATGTCGGGCGCTTTCGTGAGGAAACTACCTGCCGCTGACATGCCGCCTTTCAGCAAAGCACTACGCCCGCGCGACGATGTTATGAGCTGTTCACCGGTCAATTCGGCTTGCTGCGCTTGCCCCCCGCTACGAATAGACTGAGAGTTGAAAGACATTTCTCTTGCAGCAGTCTGGCCTAATAGGACCGCAGTAGGGCTATTGAGGTTCACCCCACGTCCCGCAAGTTCCGCTGATTGCTGAGATATCGCGGAGGCAAATCGCATCCGTTCTCGCTGATCCTTCACAGCGGTCAATTGGGCTTCGGTGCGTTTCTGCTGCTCGATCAGGGCCACATTCTGCTTTGCCGCCCGGTTGGCCGATACCCCTTGGTAAAGGCTTCCCCCGATTGCCAAGAGGGTACCCAAATTTGCAAGTCCCGCGCCTGCTGTGGCGGCAGTTGCTGTCGCGCCAGCAGCTGTTGCACCACCACCAGATAAAGCCGCAAACAGTGCCGTGGTAATCACCTCACACATCAGGCGTTCGCCTCCTCAATGTTCGGAATGATCGCGCCGATCGTCATGGGGGCACCCCCATCAGGGGTAAACCTCAGGGACACTTCGTCGGCAAACCCAGACGTTGTATCGAGGCGCGCGGTGCCATCGTATGCTGTCACGATTTCCGATGCGATTTGCTGCGGGACCAATTCTTGAAACCGGCCGTATCGAGGTTGCTGTTTGAAATTACGCTCAACTGACTGGACGTGGCCGGCTGCGGTCTTCAAAAGGACAATGCCTGATCCGGCATGCAGCTTTTTTTTGCGGCCGATCGAGGATCCATCCCGTGCCGGTGCGGGAATATCCAGCAATTCTGCTTCATGCTCATTGTCAAACAGACCGATCGACGCCTTAGATACAGCACTATCCAATGTCACTTCGCCTGAAGAAGGAACGACAAAGGGGCCGAACTGTCCCGCTTCTGTCCAAGCATAGACCTTCTCGCCGACCAGATGCGGAACAGAAAACGTCTTGCTGGGGGTTTCCGGCTGGAACTGGCTGACAGAAAAGAAATGGATCGCATCACTGATAGGCTGGTCACCTGCGATAATTCCAAACACCACCGCCTGCTCTTCGATCATCCGTACAGTCGCGCCATCAATCACGCGGCGTACGACAATAGTCAGAATATCGCTTTTGCTATCAGCGCTTGTTGAAACCGATACGGCTTCAACGAAACCGCCCGCCACTGAACAGCGCGCCCAACCAAGAACCTGCTCTTCAGGATCGTACAGCATGACGGCTAGATCACCGTTGCCTCGACGGATCCATGCGAGGCGCTGCGGTGCTGACTGCCACGCCAATTCTTCAAACCCCGGGGCACCGAGATGCTGAGACGGCAAAGAAAGCTCGACCGGTTTACCCCCGTCCTCTTCAAAACTGTAACGGATTTCCTCAATGCGCGTGCCGTCTTTCGTGACGAACACGGGGTAGCCATAAGGGTTGATCGGACGGATCGGGCGCGATCCGTCGGTTGCTTCAACGGACGTGTCAAATGTTGTTGGTCCGATGCGCTGACCGCTCGCGTTGGAAAAGCCCCGGATGACCTCGCCCAAGGCACCAATAAAGATACCGCGGCGCGCGCGTCGCAGCCAAGTTCCAGAGTTTTGACTATCGCTGCCTGAGATCGTGTAGGAGAACGATCCATCGGCCTCTACGCTTGGTTCAAAATCCTGAAAGTCTCCAAGCGTAGACGCCCAAACTCCGCGCGGGTCAGTTGGGGTAAACGCTGCGAACAGGCTCTGGTCATAGATCTCGATACTTTTGGGATAGCCGTAGATTTCAGACCATGCCCCCTCGGACCACCGATAGGTTGGCTCGTCGATCACTGGGCTTGGTATTTCGCTCAGCACATCAGCTGTCGCGGAATACCCGTCTGCCACCGTTTTGATACGCACGACGCCTACCAAATCGCTCACAAAGCGCCATTTAGTGCCTTCGGACTTGTTGAGGAGCTGTTCCCCTTCCTCATGAACCGGTGGGTTTACTCCTGTGTTGTCCCCGGCTGTCAGCTCGTAAATGTTTCCACCGTACCGCATCTGATCGCCGATCCCGATATCGGTATTGCCGGTCCACAACGGGATATTTTGCAGGTCTGTCGGCTCCAGTCGAAAAAGTGTTCCGACATGATTAGCCGTAAACAACTCAACGTTCGAGCTGAGGTCGATCGTGCCGGTGGCGGGGGTCGTATAGAGATACAGCCAATAAGACGTTACCGTTTCATCCGGACCGGCCTCCCACGAATAACCTTGCTCTCCGTCATCATGGACCGGAGGATTGGGACCAACTGAGCCTGGGCTATTGAATAGCCCGTTACCCTTGAACTCATAGACCCGGGGTCCACGCTTACGCACGTCGCCGACGGCAAGACTTTCATTTGCTGTCCATACAGCGATTGCCCCGTAAATATCTGAGCACTGGATGGTCTTCTCTTCATCAAGATTTTGGATACGAAACGGACCAGCATCCAATTGCAGCGCCGAGATCGTCCAATTATCCAATGCAAAGCGTGACAGCTTCTGAATAGGCTGCGTGCCATCGCAAATATAGATGACGTCCGCCGACTGTACCCACTGAAGTTTGTCTAAGGCAGCCTCGTCGTAGGGCGTGGTGAGCTCGTATGGGACCCCACCAACTTTGACTAAGACACCATAGCGCCAAACACGCATGCGCAGAGCGGTAAACTCCAGTGTCAGCGCATCGTTTTCGGCGAATTCAAAGTCGATAAGCCGCGCTTTGGCATTGTTGCGGGTATAGCCTCGGAAGATCGTTCCTGGTGCACGTGTAAACCCGCCTTGGCGAAGTGGGATATATCCATTCAGTTTTCGTAGGCCAGTCTGATTGCGCTGATAGTCGGGACGCGACCACAGCAGCGGTGAGATTTCACCGCTCGAAAATGAATACTGTGGGGTGCGAGACCTGGTCACCGGGTGGCCTCGCTAGCCCAATCACCTTGATCAGGCTGGCCATCCCAGCGGGAAGCGCTTGCCGACAATGCATCATTGTCGATCACCATGCGCAGGGCAGTCGCACCGTCTGTGACGAGGTCTGCGCGTTTGGTACGGGATCCAACGTATGTGGGGGCCAAAAGATTGGCGAGCTGATAGCTGACAGCAGTCTGAAAAGTTGCGGGCAGTCGCGCTTCTTTGTCGATCACCTTCGTGTATCGAATGCTGATACCACCGTTGCTGTCAGCCAGCAGATACCGGCCATCGATGCGCCACTTCGTACCTTTTGGCGTAACATTTCGCAGTTTCAGCAGATCATCCGGCAGCGGGTAAAAGAACGGCATATCGGGATCGGCACGTTCACCTTCGGGAATGTTCGCCAATTGAAGCGTGGCAAAACGGCGGGCAAAGCTGAAGTCTTCCTGTTCCAGGCACATATTCAGAGCGATGGGATATTGCTCGTTTGCATCGCTGGCCGCTTCGGAGCTGTCTGCCACCGAACTCGGTGGCGTCACTTCCATAAAACGGAAGGCTTGCCGAACAATGCTTGCTGTTGCGATGGGTGTGGCCATGAGTGCCTCTTTGGGAAACGGGCGGGGCAATCATCACTGCCCCGCCGAATGTCACACGGTCCGGATCAGGCGGTGATGTAGTGGATCTGGAACGGCATATTGCCGGCTGCGACGGCGTCAGCTTCGGCGTGCTTCCAAAGGCCGATATTGCCGCCTGGGTCTTTTGCCAGCCCCAGAACTTCCCAAAGGCGCTTGCCATGGTTCGCATCACCTTTCGCGATCGGGCTGTGCAGGTTGCCAGCGGACTTCAAGACATCGACCAGTGCATCGGTGTCGGTTTCGGTGCCAATCACGATTTGCGCAAAGCCATCAGCTGCGACATCGAAGAATGTGTCGAAGTGCAGGATGCAGCTCGATGGCAGATCAACCAGATGATATTTCGACCCGGTGCTGTCATCTGCCGCGTTGGTGAGTGTACCCGTTGCGATGATCAGCCGCCCGCGTGCCTGGGCGGGATCTGCGGGATAGTCATCCATGTCATAGAAATCATGGATCAGATCAGAGGAGCCATTTTTCAAGGGCATGTCTCATTTCCTTATTTCAAATTTCGGGGATCAACGGGGCAGCGAGCCTGCCCCGGATAGGATCGGGATCAGTCTTCGGCGCAGGGGATGATGCGAACACCAACGTCTTCGATGCGGACGGCATCGATGTAGGCGTCGGTGTAGATGTACGGCATGTTTTTTGCCGAAGTATCATTCCACATGTCGCCTTCAACATCCTGCCAGACGCCCGCGGCAACGTTCGCCTTGGACCAGATGGGGATCAGGCGCTGCCCGCTGCTGTTTTTGGGCACACGGTTGGAGAACAACCAGTTCACCCCCAGCAACATGCCGGGTTTACCGTTGCGGATATTGTCCACCTCGAAGGGGTTGAGGTTCTTGCCCGTTTCGACCGCCAGATTGATCAGGTCGGTTTTTTGCTTGGGTGTGATCAGACCGTAGATCTCGTCGTCAGTCTCAAGGCCGAAGTCTTCCAGCTCCATCGCTTCGCAAGCTGCGCGGATCTTGGACAGTCCCAAGCCATATGCCGTGCCGGGTGTGCCCAGGTCAGCGGCGATGTAGTTTGCACCGGGCAACGGGATCGGCGCACCACCAGGACGCTTGCCTTCGATCGCGCGGCCCATGATGCCGCCGCCCGAGGCGACAAAGCCCGAGCTGGTTTTGCGAATGCCCAGGATGCGATCAAAGACACCACGCTCAACGGCCATGACCGAGTTGCGCACCAGCGCGGATGTCGGGTCCATTGCCGCATCGAACTTGGTTTCCTTGTCAACGTATTCGCCATCTTCGATCACGTTCGGGCGGACCAACCAACGGCGGCTGCGGAGCGTCGGATTGTCTGGGTTGCGGCGGGAATAATCCTCGCCCTCGATGTAGTCTTTCTTGCCCAGCAGGTCCGCGGCGTCTTGCGCCTCGCCTGTGGCTGGGACCATCGTCACGGCATTGCGCAACGGGTTCTGAACCTGCTGAGCGACCATCTTGACGTTATTCGAGTATGAAAGTTTGTGGTGGGCTTCCACCAGCTGCGCGTAGGACATGTGCCCTCTCCTGCGAAAAATCAACGTTACTTGGTGAGATTTCGGAGTGGGCACCCGGGCGGAGCCGGACCAGACCTGTGCTTATCGCTGCATGGGCGCAGGGGCTTGTCCCTGATCAGACGGACATCGCATCGCGATGGCACCCGTCGTACATAGATGTCATCGCGATATTTGGATGTCTGTCAAGAAAAAACGCCAGACCTGGTGTGCTTAGCTCTTTTCCTAGTTCAGTTAAGGAAAAAAGAGGGGTCCAAATAGATCAGGCTCTTAAAGAGGGTCTCGGGTTTACAGTGAAGTGAATTTTTGTCCCAATCTCAATGGAATCCGTTATGGGTGTGCCAGAGCGCATTCTGTTATCGATACCCATATCCATTCCGTGAACTGACAACGTTAAAAGCTGTCTGCCGTCCGGTGTGTCGGCAGCCCTATTCACATCAGCAAATTTCGATTCCTCTGCTACGACATAAATATCAACTTGGCCTTCGTCGATCGCCGCGAGAATGTTGGGATTGATAGCCGCTAGGTTCGATCTGATCACGTTTTTTGGGGACGAGGACTGGTTTATCAGTTCCTCAAGTTCAGCGACCTCTAATCTCAGAGCTTCGTTCTTAGCGACTTCTAGTAGAAACTCTTCATTCCGCATCCGAAATGGAGTGCAAACCAAGTTCCAAAGAAACAACACTGTGAAGACAACGCCTGTAGCAGCAACGCCATAGATAAGCCAAACTTGGAATTCGGGCACCATAGCTAGCCGACCCTGAATGATCCAGTGTAAGCAAAACCCTACAACTGGTACTGCCAAGATTGTAGCCACCAAACCAAAACCGCCGAGGGAACGGTAAGTGTCACGAAAAGCGCGTTGCAAAATTATGTTCATTCACTCACTTTGCTACGGTTCAAGCGGAATGTGGAGTCGTTTCAGAACCCCGCCGAAGCAATAAAAGCTTGTAGGCAAGCAAGAACATTTAAAGCACGTATTGATTTGGCTTGTCCCAAGACGGTCGTAGCTGTTGCCAAACTAGCGCGACGTGTGGCGGTTGCTGTATTAGTAGACTTGTTTAGATCGCCACCAAACCTGACGACCTTGACGATGCTCGGCCGAAGCATCTCTATATAGAACGCTACGTGCGTTGCCATACAGCGCTTTGAGCGCAACCTATCGTGTTATATCCACCACCTTTTTCCATCGGACGGGGCCGACACCCCGCCCTATTTTGGATTGCCAATTTATCCGGCAGCGATCTTGGTCAGCCGCTCGACCTCAGGCTTCAGACGCGCAATGGCCTGCTGGTCTTTCTTAGATGTCGCTTCATACCATTCGCCGCCTTTGCTTTGAAGCTGGCTCAGTTTTGCGCGGGCTTCTGCAGGGGTCGTGTTTAAGCTGACACTACCATCGCCCATGACCATCTGGTCATCGCCCATCATCTCGCCGATCGCGGCAAAGACACGCATCGTGCCCGCGTCGCCGATCTTGGGCTTGAGGGATGCGGCAAGGTTTTCCATCGCTGTCGCGTCCAGTCCCGCCTTCTCAGCGATGACCGACGCCGCCTGGCTGGCAAGGGTCAGCTTGGCTTGGGTCTGATCGCCCCAATCCTTTTCCAGCGCGGCCATCATTTCAGCGCTGCCCTTTTCAAAGTCGTCTGCCGCCTGCTTATCCAAGGCCATGATGTTCTCGGCATATAGCCCGACCATAGCGTTGACCGCATCGTTTGACATGCCGCTGGCAAGCCCAATTTCACGCACCTTGCCTTCGAGGGCATCATTCCAGGGCGCGTCCTTCGGCCAGCTTTCCGGGCGCTGGACGTCGTATTTGTCGGCGCTCTCGGGGATACCGAAGGTCGATCCGTTCGCCTTCAGCCAGTCAGCAACGCTTTCCCCCTTGCCGGGCTTGGACAGCAGCTGGTCAGCTGGTTTGCCCAGCTTCATCTGCGCGGCCTTCTCGCCTTTGGCAAGGCGGGCGATCACCTCGTCCTTATCGTCGAGGGTCAGGCCTTTGGAGACCAGCAGGTCGCGATGGTCATTGAATTTTGCATCTTCCCACCACTTGGCAGCCCCAGATGCGATTGTATCGGCCCCATTACCAGCGGCAACCGTGTCAGCACCGGCACCGCCGTCAATCGTGTCGGCCCCGGCGTTGCCCGTCACGGTATCAGCGCCTTCAGCTCCGGCCGCGGCAGCACCGCCAGCGCCAGCGCCAGCGGCTCCGTCAGTTGGTGCGTAACATACCAGCGGTTTGAGAAAAAATTTAACGTACATCCAAGCTCTCCATAAGTTGGTTCAGTTCAAGGTGGGAAATATGCCCCTGCGACAGGATCAGCAGGGCTAGGTCACGCCGGCCAGCTTCATAGGCCAGTCGCTGCGGGTCGATCGAGGCCGGCTGGGGGTAGCCTTCGATCATGTCGATCGGCTGCAGGTTCAGCAGTCCCGATTGCCGGATCAGATCCTCGGCAAGCTGTGGATCCCGGTTAAAGGCTTTTTGCCACCGTGCCGCGACCTCTGCAGCCGCTCCGTCTTGAGCGATCGCTTGGGGTGTGCCGGCTTCGCCCTGGCCGAAAAAGCTGCGAATAATGGAAAGACGATCCCAGATCATTGCATGCCCCCCGCATCCAGCGTGATACCCAGATCCTTCGCGACGCCCCCCGCCTGTTCCATCATCTGCATTTGTTTTGCCTGCGCTTCCTGCTCGGCACGTGCTCGGGCCAGCTCGTCCGCGTCATCGCGTGACCGCAAAATACGTGCAGGCAGGGATGGGCTGGCGTCATGAAGTGCCTCGGCGATCGCGTCGGGGTCCAGACGGTCCAGATAGCGCGGGTTCATCTGGGCGAGCGGCCCCATATCACCGATAAACTGGCGCACCGCCGCGCCTTCGCGCGCGCGCATCGCCATCGCGGCCGAGGACTGGTACCGGACCCTTAAGGGCTGGCCTGCGGCCTCAGGGGGCGGTGGCCGCAACTGTCCTGCACGCCACAGCAGGCGAAACCGACGTTCAAACTTACGCGCCGCGTACTCTTCCATGATCCGATCAGCATGCGGGGCCCAGTTGCGCAAACGCGCTTCTTCCTGAATGCGCGTCTCTTCCTCGGTGACCCCGGTGCGGCCCGCCAGCGACATGACCGAATAGTGAAACGCCTCTTTGACCGCTTCGCTTTTGGCGCGTTTTTCTTCCATCGTGAGCCCGATATTGGTGGCGTGTTCCATGTTCCGGATCATGGTATTGCCACGCATATCGACGCCGCCGTAGACCACTGAACCTGGGCGGAAGGTGCCATTAAGGGGAACAGCCTGCCGGTCTGGCGCCAGCTTCGTGGGATCCGCCGCATGTTGGGCCGCGCGGATTGTCGCCGCGTCCATCAGGTTATGGGTACGTGCTGACGGCAGGGCGATCATTCCCGGCCCGGTACCATAGGTCATACCGCTGTCGACATCCCAACGGGGATAATAAACAGGCATGTCATCATGCCCGCCCATTTTGACCAGCGCACGTTCAAGCTGACACGCTGTAACTGCCAGCCAAGGCTTACCACGCGGCCCAAGCTTGCCCTTAACGAACTGATCATTGACGACGACGTGGTAGAAAAACACCAGGTCATCGCTTTTGCCATCAGTGGCCAGATCCACGATCTTTTTCGGCAAGGACGTCTCGCCATATTCACGGACAGCGGCGCGAGGTTTTAAGGTGAACTTGCGCACCATTTCGACCACACGGCCGTGCGCATCGATATCAACGACAACTTCTGCCAGTGACATGGTGACATCGATGAACTTGCGGTTCTTTGTGTCGATCTGATCGTAGCCAGCTGCGTTGCCGAAGCCTGCCAGGTCCGAATAGGCCTGGAATGTGGCACCGTAGAACCCCGAAACTGCCGGGCTGAAGCTGGCGAGCACGCGGTTGGTGACATGATCGTTCCACTCTGCCATGGGCCTCCACTTGTTCAGATCCTCGTCCGGCGTTTCGAACCCGCCCCAGCGATTGGCCGGGTTCGTCAAGCTGGAATATATGCCGGCAGCAAAGCTGCCGAGTGCGAGGCTCGGGTCACTGGACAGCGGCTTCACTTGATCGCGGCGTTTGTGATCATAAAGCCCAAACCCACCACGCTGAGGCCGCATAAGGGCAGCGATATCCTCCCAGTCTTGCTCAAATGATGTCCGCCGGGTCTTGAGCTCGTCCCAGCGGCGCATTGCCTCGATCGCACGCGGATCGTTCTCGATAACGGCATCCTGTTTCATGCTGATTGCCCCAGTTTTCCCGTTGACGGGATCCCGATCGCACTGGTCAGTACGTTGGCAGCGGCACCGGCCCGACGTTTGCGCAAGCGTGCCTCGATGTCACCTTGCTGATTGGCCTCGCGATTATCTGATGCAGCGATCTTAGGCGCCGCGATCGAAGGCATTTTGGGTTGGCTAATGCACATGGCTGTTGTCCTGTTCTAAATTTGGATTGATCCAGGCGAATTGACGAAAGACGGTGCGACCCTCACGGCCGTAGCCGTGCAAATCAGTTTCAAAGGCAAAACCGCAGCTACGCAAAAACAGGCCGGCGCGGGGGTGCCCCCCCCATGTGCGCGCCTCGATGCGATGGATCCCGTGCTCGACGCAGAACGGCGGCATGCGGTCGCGGATCAGAAGGCAAGTCGCCATCAGGTGGCGCTTGAATTTGGAATGATCACGGGCAAGCAACGCAGCAGATGCCACACCTGCCTGACCGGTATTCGACAGCCCCAGAACCGCGAACGGGATCGGGGCTGCTTCAGAGCCGGCACAGAGCACCAGCGATACCACCCGTGCGGGCTCCACAGCACGCCAGTCCGCAAACAGCTGCAAATGTGACGATCGTTCACCACGCGCGTGGTCGGCTTCAGCCTGATCGCTAGGATCAAGCCGTGAAAGCACAGCCATCGCTGCGTGATCGTTGTATGGTTTGGCCAGCACGGGTGGTAGTTGCGCCATTGCTAGGCAGCTTTCAGCAAAGCGCGACGGGCGGCATTGCACCAGTTTTGCAACGTAGCGCCGGGATTATCCGTGGCACGACACCGAACGCCCGCCATTGTGACCAATTTGGCACCCGCTTCACCTTCGACGGGTTTCAGCCCTTCCTCCTGCATAAGGCGATGTGCGAGATCCATCACCGATTGCCCACCCGCGTTTTCGATCTGATCGATCAGTTCCTTGACCTTAACGGCGTCGAGGGCTGTCACAGGGGAAGCGTCTACGGTGTCACCTTCTTCAGTTGGGGTGTTTTCGCCGGTACCGGTCTCGATCGCTCCTTTTTCATCGACGTCTTTGGCAGGCTGCGATGTTTTGTTATCGCCCGCTGCTTGGACATTAGCCTGGTCTGTTCCAGCAGCTTCCTTTGGCTTCAGGGTATCTTTGTTCGCGTCATCCTTGACGCTCGATTTGGTTTTATCAGTCACAGTAGTTTCCTTTCAGTTGGGTTCAGGGATGTGGTTGGGATGTCAGACGATCAGCCAGTCGTCTGCGAGCATGTCGGTTTGCGAGGCGAGCCAGCCGATCACCATCGATCCGTCGGCCGAGCGCATATCGATGTGCGGCAGTAGTTCGATTTCTTCACCTGGCTGAATTTCAGCAGCACGCTTGCCAGCGGCGTGGCCGCATTTGGCAAACTTTGCCTCGAACGCTGATCCGGGCGTCAGCGCGATCCACATGCCTTTGCCGTTCCAGCCGGATCGCGCGACCTTCGCGCCCGCTTTCATCGCTTCGATCGCATGCCCAAAGTTCATGTTGCCTGAGGCTTTGTAGGCACGATCAAAGACATCTTTTGGTGACCAGCTGATGTAGCCGGCGTGATCGGGATGGTTCGATGCGCCGCCGTCGACGTACTCGACCAGATATCCCTCGTCCGCCCCGTTCTCATCGGCAGGCAGAGCCCACCCACGGTAATCGTTGTAGGCTTGACGGGTCATTGCTGTGGCGAGGATCTGTTTCGTTCCGTAATGGATCTGCGTCATGTTTTAGGCTCCGTAGGGGTCGGTGATGTCCCAACCTGTTTTCAGACCACCGTCATTCCCCGACAGGGGCGGCCCTCCGTTATGGCCCATGCGGCCGCGCTTATCGGTGTCGGGCATTTTGTGGGCGTAGGGGCTTGTGCCATCCGCCTTGTGTTCGCTCAGCAGCAGGTACTGCAGCGCATCGTGCACGTTGGCTTCGGTGTACGACTTGTCGGGCACCTTGCGCTTGTCGCCGCTCTTGTTGATTTCTTCAGTCCAGACGTAGCGGGCAGCAAAGCCACGGATCAGGAAACGACAGCTCGGGTCGATCAGCAGACCGGGTTCGCCTCGAGTTAGTGGTGCTTCCAAAGAGGCGCGCACAGCTTCCAGACGAGGCTGGATGCGGTTGGTCCCGATCCGCTGGGGCCGAATGAAAAAACCCGCCGCTTTG